TACATAGTTTTAGCAGTACCATATCCATTAAGAATAACAGTACCTAGCGATGCTTCAGGAAGACGAGGATCTGTTGGTGCGCCAACACGTGTGGGGTCTCCACCACGGTCTTCTTGTGAGAAGTAGCGGTATTCAGCAGTATTATCAAATGGGCGGGCAACAACATAACCACATTCTTTACATGTTATCAAATCACTAGTATCAAGACAATCTGTATTAAAACAGAGCGGGCAGCTGTCAATGTCAATAGTGAATAATTTCTTGGAATTCTCCAGTTCGGAGTCATCCTCCCACCTTTCAAAGGATTCAAGTTCTTTGATAGGTGGAAGGTTAGAACGACTTTTAAATAATGATTCCATATTTGCTACCCTAATATTCCATATAAGAAATCTATTTCAAATTTTAACACATTACTATTTTTTAAGAAAAAGTATTTGATAAATTTAAATTAATACTTAGTATTATTAATTGATAATAATATTTTTCTTTAATTATATTATATTAATTATCAATGTAAATATAATATAATTAAAATAAATAAATAAGTAGAAATGAGTTATGCTTCAAACTCAACAAGTAATTTGGTAAATTCTGCAAATAATAATGTAGTACCCGCACCAAATCAATCTACACCTCAACAGGGTTCAGAGGCAAGATCATCAATCCTTCCGAGTATGATTCCTGAAGGAATTGGATTCTTTGGTTCTCCTTATAAGCCAGCAGATGCTATGAAAACACCTCCACAAATTGGTGTACAAGTTGGTGATTCAATGGGAGATGTAATTAATGCTGTAAAAGGTGTTGGATTCTATTCTGACCAAATTGGATTTGGTGCTCCATCAACTGGATTAACGCAGGGTATGCCTTTAAAGCCACTAGGTGTTAATTATTTTATGAAATCTGGTCTAAGTTGTTCAAATGGAGCTGATATGTGGCAATATATGCAAGGGATAACACAAGGAGATGCGTTAGGTGAAAAAATTAAGATGGTAATGGCTGAGATGGGATTACCACCATTACAGGGTTTAGCACCAGGAATGATTGAAGATGCTGAAAATGCTCTTGATCCAAGTCCGTTAATGAATGCAGTATTTGGTTCTGGTTATCCACAGTGTAAACAGTCAACATTACCAGTTGGAGATGCATATGGGCAAGTTATGGATCCAGATACAAATGAGGATTGGATTGGAGATTCAACGGGGCTTCAACAAACTGATAATGGGTATGTACAAACAAGATGGATTCAAGATACAGACAGTTCAAATAACCCAATAAATATAACAAGAGACCAATGGGTTGCTGCGCAAAAAACATTTAATCCAGATGGAACACCTGTTCAAGCACCTCAACAAGAAGCATTTCAAAATTTTATGACACGACCTTCTACAGTTATAGTTGTAGGAATGTTATGTCTATTAGCATTAGGATTTGTGAAAAAATAATTTTTATATTAAAAAATCTATTTAACCATTTTATAAGCATAGTATGCACTTGCTCCACCAAGAAGTTGAGCAAATACATAGCTAAATAGGTCAGTTGGTTTTAGAGAACCATTCATATACATAGCAAGTGATACAGCAGGATTTACATGTCCACCACTAATAGTTGCTATAAGGAAGATTACAAGTGTTAATGCTCCGCCGATGATTAAAGGATTACCACCGCTTGCTAAGATTGAAAGAATAAAGAAAAAAGCACCAATATATTCTGCAAGGTATGAGATAAAAGTAATTTTCATTTCTATATTTATAAACTATTTTATTATAAATTCCGTAGTATATATATTATTCTAAATCAAAAAAGAAAATCTGAAAAAGTCTACCATTTATATCAGTATTACCACAATATGCTGAAGCAGCATGAATTAGCTGAGCATCAAATAAAACAATTCTATTATATAGATTTCCAATAACATCTACAACATCGAATTCTGTTGAATCTAAATATCCATTCTTAAATACAATATTATGTTCATCAATATTAACTTTATTATTTTTAGTATTTTTAGACCTATAAAATGTAGTACCTGTTTGTGGAGGGGCATCAGGTGTTAAAAAAATAATTGCCGCGTATTGTTGTGTATCAGTATGATAAACAAGTTGGTCACCGGAAATACATACTTGAAATACACCATTTGTGCCATAATAATCCCAATTTTTAATTTTAGAACCAATTATTTTTTCAAATTGTTCTTTAAGTCCTTCAAATTTAAAAGTATTTTCTGTTCTTTTTCCTTTATGATAATCTTTATGGTGATTAAATTCTTGAGCAAGAGCAAATTTACGAATATCATCAGGATTTTTATAGAAATTATCTGAGACAATAAATGATGGTTTTACATTATTATTAAATGAAATTGTAGTTAGTTTAGTTTTATCTATTGATGGTTGAATAATATTAATTGAACATTCTGTAGAATCTATTATATTAAATTTAAATACATTATACCAAATATTATCAATATTCATTTGAAGATGTGCGTTTTTATTTGTTGGAACAATTATTTTCCAACCACAATTTTTAATATTATCATTATTATAAAATATACATACATCATTTCTTTCTTTTATATCTACTTCAGAAATATCATCATCAATAATAAGTCTTAATGGATAAATCTCTTTATTTTTATTATGAAAGCACCATCCTTTAAATATAGTAAAAACACTTAATACAATTGTGTCATCAATAAATCCTTTTATATCTGAATGAAGAGTCTCATGCATTTATATATTTTATATAATAAAAATAATTTTAAGTTGTTATTAATATTATTTTTATTATTATAGTTTATTTTAAATAATTATTTAGTTAGTGTAGAATCATTACATATTAGTTTTTGTTGTGTAATTAATCTTGAACCAAGATTCATAGTTTCTAGTTCTTGTAATAGTAGTTTGGTTGCGTATGGAATATTGATATGACTGAAGTTTGTAGTATTTCCACAACCGCGGCATATCCAAATACTTTGTTCAGGGTTTGCGATAGCAAGAAGACCACAATCTTTACAGGAGTAGCAAGAGAAGGCATCTGAACATTCCATTAGACGTTCTTTAGTAAATTCTGCCATACCATGTGCTATTACACAATCGCGTTCCATTTCACCGAAACGTAATCCACCTTCACGTGCGCGACCTTCTGCAGGTTGACGAGTAAGCATGACTAAAGGACCAGAAGCACGACTATGCATTTTATCAGCAGAACAATGTCTTAGACGCTGATAGTAACAAGGTCCAATAAATATACTTGTTTCCATCATACGTCCAGTATATCCATTATACATAATTTCATTACCATAAGGTTCCATACCAAATTTATCACGCAGTGTAGCAGATAGATTGTCTACAGTAATATTATTGAAAGGAGAACCATCGCCAAGACATCCAGTCATACATCCAATTTTTGATAATAATGTCTCCATAAGCTGGGCAATAGTCATACGAGAAGGGATACAATGGGGATTAATAATGATATCAGGTACAATACCTGTTGCTGTTTGAGGCATATCTTCTTGATTGAGAATCATACCCATTGTACCCTTCTGACCGTGTCTAGAGTTACCTGACCAACTAACTACACCATTTCTACGTACATATACAGCCCCTGGACCCTCTACACGACAACAATATACTTGAGAATCATAATCTACCCAAGAATCATGTCTATCATCTCCATTTAGTTTAATATTTTTATTTACTTTTGGTGTATTTTGAGATTCAATAATTGTCAAACGATACGAGTCAACAGTTGATCTAATTACTTCCCCTTCGCGACCAGCCTTTTTAAGAACTGATTCCTTACCTGCTTTATATTTAATTGAAATATTTGTAGAATATCCTGCGTGTAGGCATAGTCTTTGAAAATCATCTGCTAATTTAGTTGATGATGTATCATAACGACGTGTCCCATTTGACATAGTATGACCATCACCCAGCATCATTCCATTAATTAAGATACGACATTGTTCTGGAGATAAATACCAAACCCATTCTGGGAGTGATTTATTAATTGCTCCAACACTAAGAGGCTCAAAATAGTTTAGATAGTTTTTACCATAAATTCTATATGAATTATGTACAAGATCTGCAGTATGATCCTTACATAATCCAAACTTAATATCTGTGTTTTTTGAGACTATATCTAAGGCATTTCTAACTCTCTCTTTATGACTTGCATATCTAACACTACCTCCACTGATACATCCCTCCGCAATCCATATACCAAATATTGTTAACCAATCATTAATAGGAATTGTTAAATCATCATATTTATCTGTACCTTTTAGAATAAATCCTGTCGGTTCTACATCAGAACCTATATAGGATAACTCCAATGGTTTATTATCAGAAGAAGGGATATAATTTTCAATATTTTTTTTATAAGTAAAGCGTTTTCCATAAATATCTTCAGCAAGTTTAAATCCAAAATTATCTCCGTCACGATTTCCTACATACATTCTATGATTTGGTGTAACAAGAAGGTCAATTTGATTTGATTTAATTGAATACATTTTTCCTTTATAATCATAGTTCATAACTTCCAAGGGTTTAGTATATTGCATTGTAGACCCATCTTCCATTAAGGTTGCGACTTGATAATCCATTGATAATTGTTTAAAGTTAATCCATCCCTTATTTGTTAGAATATCAGTATCATCTGAATAACATGAGAATTTGTCACCAATTTCAGGGATACGATCTTGACGCATACGAATTTTTACAAAAGAGTATCCCTCACCGTTTCTATTTTTATATATTTTATCAACATATCCACTCTCATTATTACGTGACATTTTGCTGACATCACGTTGTCTTTTCGCACCAGCTGGTAATACCGCGCCTGTTGCTACACGAAGAGGTACAACTTTACCAATTAGTACATCATCTGGTGTAACATAGTGGTCCTTAGGTACAAAGCCATCTTCAGCAAGTTTAGCATAGTGAGCATTTTTCATATGTTTAGTTTCAATGGGTTCAGGATTACAAAACTTCTCCTCTTCACCTGAAGATTGATTTTTACGTTCTTCATCTTTGTATGTACGATAGAAGATAGAACGGAAACGACCGCGATCAAGAGCTGCTTTATTAATCATATTAGAATCTTCCTGATTATATCCAGTATATGTCATAATTGCGACAATAATATTCTGACCAGCAGGAAGACTTTGTGCTCCATAAAATTTACTCATATATGGTGAAACCATAGGAATTTCAGGATAACATAGAATATGACTCATTGCATCAAAACGTTCACGATAGTTTAGAGAGTAGATACCCATTGCTTGTTTTCCCATAGCACATTGATATGCGTTACGAGGAGATTGATTATGATCAGGGAATGGAATACCACTGGCAGCTGTACCAAATACAATAGAGGGATGAATTTCACAATGGGTATATGAAGGATCTTTTACACATGAATCATAATCCATTCCAATATAAGCACCTTCTGTTTCACCAGAATCAAGATATTCAAACAAATGATTTTCAGAAGGAGTTTCCCAAAGCATAAGTTGATTCCATTCTTTAATATTTAGAATATCTTGTTTAATCTTTCCAGATTTATCTGCTGCAATCTCTCTGATAGCTGCTCCATAATAAACTGGACGTAAAACACGACCTGCTTCTGTAGTAATCCATAGTTCTTTAAAGGCATTCTTCCAAATAATACCAGTATGAATATGAATTTTTCCAGAGCGTTTTGCTTTACGAAGTTCATCGATTACATAAGAAGCATCTTCATTTGGTAGAATACCAATCCATGAACCATTTAGGAATACACGTGTATTATCGTGTTTCTGTTGAATAGTTGCGATACGAAGTGATACAAGTTTATCCAGATTTTGAATTAAGGCATATACTGTGATTGGACTACTAAAGATACTTATAGCTGCGGTACAGGCCATATTTTTAATAACACCTACACCATGACCTTCAGGAGTTTCACATGGACAAATATAACCCCATTGAGTATTATGTTGCTTACGTGGTGCGATTAGTTTACCAGTTTTTTCAATAGGTGTACTAATGCGTCGCAAATGTGAAATCGCAGAAGTATAGTTTAGACGATTGAGCACTTGAGATACACCAATTTTTGATGGTCCGCCAATCTTACCACTGCCAAAATTACCTGTAGCGAGTGATGATTTGAGACATACATCAAGAATTGTGGATTTAATAATTTTGTTAATGTTATTAATATTAACAATTTCAGTCCAGTTACCAGTTGCTTTCCAGCTACCACCATGAATTTCTTTAGATAATGCTGCTTTCATATCTTTAACCATTCGATTGTTGTAAGTTTTACGGAATAGATCGGCTAATAGGAATCCAGGTACATCAACGCGTTTATTGGGATATCCGTCGCGGTCATCAGTAGGAAGACGTTTACTGGAAGTCCATAGAACTTTTCGTGCCATATGAGCTAGAAAGCAAGCTTTTTCATAGTTCATTTCACTTCCACCGATTTGAGGGAAAAGTTCATCTGAGATAATATCCTGAATATTATTTTGTTTGTGTGACTTGATAGACCAAGTATTAGTATGTTCTCCTAACCAGGCAAGAGCTTGTTCTTGCGTAGTAATTGAACTTGCTTCAAGAATAGTTTCAGTAATGATATGGTCATATGTGGGGTCGTTATCATATCCAACAATAAGTTCATATATATCTTTATCTGCGAGTACTCCAAGAGCACGGAAGAGAATTACAATAGGAATCTCTGTCTTAATACGTGGTACTGTAGCACGAAGCATGGTAATAAGTTGATTTTTAGGATGATATACAATTTTGACAGTATTTGATTTTGGTACTTGGTCATTATCTGGTCCAATACATTTAATTTCAACAACTTCCATTTCTTTAGCATTACCGCGTCCATTACGAAAGACGAATGGCCGATTTTCAGACATACGTTCCATTGAAATCATGGCACGTTCACCTCCTTGAATGATAAAGTATCCTCCAAGGTCTTCTGAACATTCTCCAAGATTAGAAGGATGAATGTGTTTTTGGTCTTGTAGAAGGCAGTATTTAGAACTAACCATAACAGGTACTTTTCCTAGATGAACATTGGGAAAGATGCGAACATTTGATTCACGAATACTGTTTCTTGTGTGGTCAATAAAGATTGTAGTAACTTTGACATCAACATTAAGTGGAGACGCATATGTTAGATTGCGTAGACGAGCATCATTTGGCATCATAGGATGAATGGCGCCATTATTTTCAAAGATTGTAGGTTTGCGAATTGATATTTTTTCAAATTCAAGAATAACTTCATATTCATGTTTTACTTTTCTGCCAGCGATGATAGTTCCATCAGAAGCAGAACCCATAAGGGCATTGGCAGCACTTGTTGAAAGGCCTGTGGCTGTCGCAAGAGCACTGCGAGGACCTGCTAATGGAATTTCCGGTGAGCCATAGGATGTAATGGGGTTTGCCATATGAATAATTTCAGGAATATCTACTTCCATAAACTGGTTAAATGATTCAATTTGATGACTGATGATTTGTTTTCCATCAGATTGATTGATGAAAGTATCTAAGATATGACGATGGCTTGGAATAAGTTCAGTAATAGAGGACATTTTGTACAGAGCTACAATTATTATTCAGATAATCTAAATCAATTTTTAAAAATATATTATTAATAATATAATCGCATTCAAATTTTAAGTTCTTTTATTTGTATTATTTTAATAAAAAACTTAAAAATAAAATTTCTTAGTTATAATTAATAAGGATGCCTGATGAATTTAAAAGTGTGAATATTACTGGTAATGCTGCAACCGAATTAACAGGTGGTAAAAAAACACGTCGTACTACTAAAAAAAAATTAGAAGGTGGTTCTGATGAATCAATACGTGGAGTTAGTCATATTATGAATTCTGTTAAAGGTATAGAATCGCCATCTATAGCTTCTTCTTCAGCTTCATCTAATTCTAATAGTTGGCTCAAGTATCCAGCTGGAGCATATGTACCACCAAATATAAATTTTAGTCCAGAGCCGTCACATATTCCATCATCGGCTGAAAGGTTACCAATTGCTCAAGCGCAAGCGCAAGCAGGTGGAGTTAGACATAGTGATAATAAACATATTAAGGTCGAACTCAAAAAGAAAACAATTGCTAAAAAGGTTCATCTTAACCCTAAAAGAATAGAAGTTCCCAAGAGTTTAAAGAAAAATCAAACCAAAAAGGCTCGTAAAGTTAGTATAGGAATATCAAGTCTTCATAAAAGAATTACTCGTGCTAAGAAACTTCATAAAAAAGTTAAAGATATGCCGATTGAATTATTAAAAGAAAAATTAATTAAAGGTGGATTAATTAAAGCTAATTCAAAAGCTCCTGAATCTGTTTTGAGGCAAATTGCCACTGATATAGATGTTGTTAAAAATAAAGCACTATAAATAGATAATAAATAAGTTCAGATCTTGATAGGAATAACGAGTTGAAATAGTTTAAAAGTATATCTTATTTAATAATAGAATGAATATTATAGAAAAAGATAATTTATATATAAAAAATATTATTCATGAGGGTATACCTTTTTTTATAGGTCGTATAGCAGGATGTGAATTGAAAGTCGCATATTTATATAGAACAGGAAATATATCAGATATAGAGTATGAATTAAAAAAATTAGAAAATAATGCTGGAATATATACAAAAAATAAAGAATCATTAGAATTATATATAACAAAATTAATAGAATCATATGATAATTGTACTATAATAGCGGAATGGGATCAGAAAGGAAAAGTATTTGAGTATACAGGTTCAGGTCAAGAATTTATAAAAAAGAGGACTCCACAAATTTTAAAAATAAATGCATTATCATTAGAACCATATTATTTCAAGAACAATTGGATGTCAGCATTAAAAAATAAAAAAATTCTAATTATTCATCCATTTTCAAAAACATTTGAAAATCAGATTCTAAATATTAAAAAGATATTTCCAAATTGTGAATGGTTTGAAGATTGTACATTTCAATTCGTTAAGCCACCGTTAACATTGGCAGGAAATCACAAAGATAAAGATTGGCAAGAACATTTAACACCATTTTTAGAATCATTAAAAAAGATTAAAGATTTTGATATAGCATTAGTGGCGGCAGGTGGATATGGTATGTTAGTTGCTAATTTTATTTTTAAAGATCTTAATAAATCAGTGATGTATATAGGTGGAGCATTACAGATATTTTTTGGAGTTATTGGTAAACGTTGGTTTGATAATAAAGATATTTTAAAATTAGTAAATGATGACTGGGTTAGACCTGATAAGAATGACAAACCTGATAATTTTTTAGCGGTTGAAAAAGGATGTTATTG